GCCACGATCAATGTCGTTCTTATATTCCCCTGCACGGGCTGACGCTTCCTGTGCGTCCTGCATGATTGCCTTAAGTTCTGCTAAGATATTTTCCATTGTGTTTCTCCTTATCCGCAATAGTCACAGTTTGGTTTATTACACTTAATTTCCACCGTGGGGGTATCTTTAAGCCCAGACATAATTTCTGTCAACCACAGATCGTTATCTTTCTTTAGCGGCAGCTTCTGATAACCCCCTTTTAGCTCTGGTTTGTACTCCATGCTATCCACACGCATCTTTAGGTACTTGATAAACTCCCCCCAAGTCTCTCTCTCTGGGTCACCTTCCCATTCAGCTACCACTAATGTCTCTGAGTCATCGTAGAACCAGCCCTCTTTCATTACGATGTCCACCATCAAAGGCATACCGTAAGCATCTACTTCAATGATCTTAGCCATGCGGCGTTTGCCCAGTGCTTTTTTGATTGTGTTTATGTAGCTCATAACGAATCTCCTTCGGCTAAAACTGAACTTAGAATCACCTTACATAATTCCCTCGGTGGGGTCAACAGAATTATTTCCACTGGTGGGGTGACTCTCATTTTCCACTGTGGGGGTCATTTTCCACTGGAGGGGGTACGGTCATTTTCCATCGGTGGGGGGTACGGTATACGATGGTATGCAATGGTATACGATGGTATACGATGGTATACGATGGTATACGATGGTATGCAATGGTATACGATGGTATGCAATGGTATACGATGGTATACGATGGTATACGATGGTATGCAACAAACGTGTACAATGGAATACAATGGTATACCGAACTTGTAACAATTCGTGACTTGACTCTTGCGCAAAAATGATGTGCGACAAAAATGCAACTGATTCGCACTTGCCGTCTCTTCCGTGTTTTGCGACCGCGATTCGGAAAATCTAGCCCTAAGTCAGATAGTTTGGGGGGCGTCAATCCCCCTTGTGACGCTTTGGATTTATTCCTTGGCATTTTCCTCTTTTTGGCGCTGCTTCTCTAGTAGCTCTCTCAAGTGTTCCTTAAACATTTTGCCGTTCCTTTTTATCAGCGTTTCGATAACCCCTTATTGCATACGATTCGCCAAAGGTCAACCCCTAACTTTTTTCGCTTTTATGTATTTTAGGGCTTGCGAATCGTTTGGGTATAGCGCATAAAGATTGTATCGAAACGCTGATATAGGAGAAACAGCAATGACACATGAGCAAAACATCATCAAGGGTTTGGATGACGCCGCAATCGCCCGAGTCTATCACCGCAAACGCCAAGCCACTCCCAAGGCCGCGACAATCACGCAAACGCTTGCCCTTTGGCTATTCAAGGCCACCGCCCTTGCTAACTTCGGACTCATCATGTTTTGTCTGGGCTATTTCTCGACTCTATACAGTGACGGTTGGTTGATCGAGATTCCCGGCCTTGTGTCATATTGGATCGACTTTGGAGGGTCACAGTAATGAAAAATGCAATCACTGACCTTGAGTCAATCACACAAGCCTTGAACCTATCAGGCCCTATTGAGTCCTATTTGTGGGAAGAGCTAACCGATGGCAACTATTGGGACTCCATTGATAGCATAGCAAGTCAGCTAGAGTCTGCTAGTTGTGCCGCTGGTAGCTGGAACGACTTGATTTATACTCGCGATATTCTCGACAAGCTATCGGATAGCGATTGGCTGAACGCTATTGAGCAAGCGGTAGAGGATTATGGTGACGCTATAGGCGAGACGCCCGATTTTATTCACTACGGCTCATTTAGCTTGTGTAATGTGGTCACATTCGCTGTCGATTGGGTAGCTAGTGAACTTGCACACAAGTTGCGGAGTCTTGATAGCGTGTGGCTAGTCACTGCCGCTATTGACTCACTTGATCCAAGCCCAGAGATCATTGCACTAGCTACCGAGTCCGAGGCGCTTGATTGGATCAATGATGCCATTGACTCTCGCATTGAATGGCAGGTTCAGCATAGCGTGTACATGCTAGAAGAGACTGACCTTGACCATATGCGAGAGCTAGAGTCCGTGCTATTTACTATGCAAGAGGAGTCACTGTAATGGCTGATAGGTACGCAATCAAAGGATACGCCGAGTCACTTGATGGCCCAGTTACAATGTACGAGTCAGACTCATATGATGACTGCGCTAGGTGGCAATCGCTATATACCCGCTTTGGCGATTGGGGCGGCTATGATGTACTAGCCCTATTTGAGATAGCACCAAGTGAGTCAACGCTTATGATTCACCTAACGGATTCACCTATCGTAACATGGGAACGGGAGTCAGTATGATGAAGATTGAATATCGCAACCTAGTATTCCGTAAAGACTCCGACAAGTGGCACTGTTTCCACGCCTATGATAGCGCAAGTGATTGCCTAGATCATGCCGCCGAATTGACAATCGACAAGCCCTATATGGACGTTCTGCCGGTACTTTGGCGCTTTGACATAGGTCAATATAGCGTCTTAGATACAGATTAGACTCTAGACTCCTCCCAAGTCTTAAACTGGCGTCCCTTCGGGGGCGTCTTTTTTGTGTCGTGCCAATCGTTTATCAAGTGTTATACTATAACATAACGCTGGAATGGGGTATAATGTTACCACAAGAATCGCTTGCGGGATGTGGGCGAATCGCCTATCCTATGTCAAGTTTTTCTTTTGTCAACTCACGTTTTGTTACAGTTTTACAGATATTTGTAACATTTGTAACATTTTCGCTTGGGACCCTTGACATTACGGGCTAATCATGGTAGTGGCCCCCTTAACACCACCTGAATCCAAAACCAAAAATTACTTTTGCCCTACCCACCACGTTCAAACGGGCGTTATATCTTGAGTACCCACAAAGGTACATATCGGCAATAATCCGCTTACGTCATCACAAATTGTTACAAAACGGTAATAATACTAACGAAAACACGACAAAAAAGAGAAAATACTTTCGTTGTAAAACAAATGATTGTAAAATAGTTGACAAAAAGTAAAAATAAAGTGTCTAAGATTCGAATTTGTATCCCTATAGTATAGTGAGAGAGAGAGTAACTTAAGTTTTAACATAAATTATTATCACTACGATTTATACTACTAAGCTATATAACGTAAGTCATAACTATAGTTACTCCCCTCAAGAATCACTCCTACAAGTTGAACCAAGAAGTATGAAATCATAGTATAACTTAAGTTACAAAGTTCTTGCCGATTGACTGTAGGTAGTGATATCGACTACCCACTTAAGTTACCCCTAATCTTGTCGTTAATAGCCCGTAAGGGCGGAGACTACCGCTATGATCCCAGCACTACCTTACAGTAAACTCGTAGAGAAGCACATCTTGGAATGTATCCAAGGTGGCATAGGGATTCGTCAAATGATTGCATCAATGCAACACCTACAGGATGCCCCGAAGTCTTTATCCACTATGTACAAAATCTATGGGTCGTTCATTGAGATGGAACGAGCAAAGATCAATGGTGCTGTCGGTAAGAAGGTCATAGACCAAGCCTTAGAGGGTGACTTTAAATCACAAGAGTTGTTCCTACGATCTAAGGGTGGCTGGAGTCCAACTCAGACTAACATTGAAGTTGAACAAGAGACTGACCCCGAACTAGACGAGAGTGCTACCGATACACTCATGTCGCTACTTGGATACAACACTGATGCCCCCGAAGAAGAAACAACCTGTTCCTGTGAGGAAGATAACTGCCGATGCTCTTAGAGGATTACCTCAGAGTAAAGTTAAGGACATCTTCGATCAGCTAGGGCCACTCAAGACTGAGGAACTTAAGCATGACTGGATGTTTTGGGCGAGGGATAACCAACTTGAGCCTAGTGATCCCGATTGGAATGTTTGGTTTATTAATGCAGGTCGTGGATTTGGTAAAACTCGCTCTGGTGTAGAGTGGGTACGAGAGAATGTTAAGCGTGGTGTCAAACGTATTGCTGCTGTAGCTTCCACTAACTCAGATATTGAACGAGTTATGGTCAAGGGTGAATCTGGTTTCCTATCGGTATGCTGGAAGAACGACAAGACACACGCAGGTAAGAAGATGGGGTTCCCTGAGTGGTCTCCAACCAAGCGTACACTAACGTGGGAGAATGGAGCGCAAGTACAGTTCTTCTCCGCTGAGGAACCTGAGCGTCTTCGTGGGCCACAGTTTGAGTTAGCATGGTGTGATGAGACTGCTGCTTGGAACAAGGACATGGACACTTGGCAGATGCTACAGTTCTGTATGCGTCTAGGTAAACACCCAAGGATCATGGTTACGACCACCCCTAAGCCCACTAAACTTATTCGTCAGATACTCAAAGACCCTAAGACTGTAGTTACCTCTGGTAGTACCTTTGATAACTCAGCCAACTTAGCTAGTACATACCTCACTGCTGTTAAAGAGCAGTACGAAGGGACTAGACTAGGTAGACAAGAGCTTTACGCTGAAGTCCTAGAAGAAGCTCAAGGAGCCTTGTGGACTACCGTAATGCTAGATGATGCCTCAGTCAAACATGAGGCTGTCCCAGACCTTTCCCGTATTGTCGTTGCACTTGATCCCGCTGTCACTGCCAATAAGGAGAGTGACATGACGGGTATTATTGTCGCAGGTATTGACATTAACGGTATTGCCTACGTCCTCGGTGATTATACTGATAGGTTATCACCACAGGGTTGGGCATCTAAAGCTATTCAACTGTATCACCACTACCAAGCTGACCGTATTGTAGCGGAGGTTAACCAAGGTGGTGACATGGTTAAGCAGACGATCCACGGAGAAGACCCTACAGTACCTTATAAGGCTGTTAGAGCATCCCGTGGTAAGTTCGCTAGGGCTGAACCTGTATCGGCATTGTACGAGCGTGGTTTAGTTAAGCATGTGGCTAATCCCCCTGATGGGGCTTCGCTGAACGAACTAGAGACACAAATGAGAACATGGGAACCACTAGGGTCGATTGGCTCCCCAGATAGACTTGATGCCTGTGTATGGGCAATTACAGACCTCTCACTCAATGGATATGCGAAACCCAAACTGACCCTCGCTTACTCAAGTGCCAAGGGACTTTCACAGAAATAATAATGGAACCTACCTCATGGTTAAGAAGCTCTCAGAGGCCAAAGCTAAGGCAACCCTTGGCGTAGCTGGCGATAACACACATAACGGTCAAATCCGTGCTGATGAGTTTCTCCCTGAACTGCGTGGCAAGAAAGCTATACGCAAGTATCGTGAGATGCGTGACAATGATAGTACCGTTGGCGCTGTTATGTATTCTGTTGAGCAAATCCTTCGTGATGTTGACCTTCATGTAACCCCAGTTGACGATAGTGATGCAGCTAAAGCGGAAGCTGACTTCGTTAAGAGCGTTCTTGAGGACATGGATCATACCTTAGATGACCACATTGCAGAAGCCTTGTCGTTTCTGTCGTATGGCTTTGGTTGGTTCGAGGTTATCTACAAGCGGCGTGTTGGCCCTAACGAGCGTTCTGACAAGAAACACTCTAAATATACAGATGGACGTATTGGTGTGCGTAAGATCGCAGCCCGTGCGCCTTGGACTATCAATAGATTTGATGTCGATCAGAAGACTGGGGATGTTCTAGGTATTGAACAATCAGTTGGCCTTATGGCAAGCAAGAATTATATCCCAGTTAATAAATCCTTGTATTACCGCACTACCTCAATAAATGGTGATCCAAGTGGCCGTAGTATTCTTCGTAACGCTTATACTTCTTACGAGTACCTTAACAACCTACAGGCTATTGAGGCCATTGCGGTTGAACGAGAATTGGCGGGTATTCCTGTCGCTCGTATTCCCGCTGAGTATCTTTCTGGGGACGCTTCTTCTGCTCAGTCAGGATTTGTACACAACTTGCAGCAAATCTTACGAGACGTTAAGTTCAACGAGCAAGGTTACATTATACTGCCTTCCGACACCTACCCCGATAAAGACGGAGCGCCTTCCTCCACTAGATTAGTTGACATTGAGCTTATGGCATCCAATGGTAAACGCAACATTGACATTAACCCAATCGTAAGCCGTTACCAGCATGACATTGCCCGTAGTGTACTTTCTGAGTTTCTTCTGCTTGGTTCCTCTGGGGGTTCATACGCCCTCTCCAAGTCGAAGACAGACCTGTTCCTCCGTGCGCTTGAGAGTTACATCCAAGCAATCGTAGATGTTCTCAACAAACAGTTGGTCGAGCGTCTTTGGCAGTTGAACGGTCTGAATTATGACCT